GTGTCGGGCGGGCGCCTTTTCATCCCAACAACCCGCAAGGGCTGGGAATCATGGCTGCACGACTCAATCCGCGCCACTCAGAGATGGTGCGCTCCAAAATTCAGGCCAGTCAGCTAGTAAACCGGCTTACCGATCACGCACTTGGGAACGTCGAGATGACGGCAACGCAAGTGCAGGCGGCGAAGATCCTGCTGGACAAGACTCTGTCCAACGCGCCGCAGCAGACCGAGATCAGCGGCCCCGACGGGGCGCCCCTCGTCACCGAGATCCGGCTGGTCGATCTGACGCCAAGTGCAGGCTGACATCGCGCTGCCGCCGAAGCTGCGGCAGGTGTTCGTCGGCGAGGCGGACGTGCGGGGCGCCTATGGCGGACGGGGCAGCGGCAAGACGCGCTCTTTCGCCAAGATGACGGCGGTCCGCGCCTATATGTGGGCGATGTCGGGGCGCGAGGGCATCATCCTGTGCGGCCGGCAGTTCATGAACTCGCTGGACGATTCTTCGCTGGAGGAGATCAAGGCGGCGATCCGCTCCGAGGACTGGCTGCTGCCGCACTTCGACATCGGCGAGAAGTACGTCCGCACCCGCGACGGACGCATCTCGTACAAGTTCACTGGGCTGGATCGCAACATCGACAGCGTCAAGTCGAAGTCGCGCATCTTGCTGTGCTGGGTGGACGAGGCCGAGCCGGTCACCGAGGAAGCGTGGACGAAACTGATTCCCACGCTGCGCGAGGACGTGTCCGAACTGTGGGTTACGTGGAACCCTGAGTCGAAGCGGTCCGCGACGCACAAGCGGTTCCGTGAGGCGACCGACCCGCGATACAAGGTCGTCGAACTGAACTGGCGCGACAATCCAGCTTTCCCCGAAGTGCTGGAGCGGCAGAGGAAGCGCGACGAGACGCAGCGCCCCGAGCAGTACGACCACATATGGGAAGGCGGCTTCGTCTCGGTGGTCGAGGGTGCCTACTTCGCCAAGCACATCATCCAGGCGCGGCAGCAGAAGCGCATCGGTGCGGTGCCTGCCGACCCGCTGATGACGCTGCGGGCTTTTGTCGACATCGGCGGCACGGGTGCGAGGGCAGACGCCTTTGCCATGTGGATCGCGCAATTCGTCGGCATGCAGATTCGCGTGCTGGACTACTACGAGGCGGTGGGCCAGCCGCTAGCGACGCACCTTGAATGGCTGCGCGAGCGTGACTACGGGCCGAAGCGGTTGCAATTTTGGTTGCCGCACGACGGCTCGACGCATGACAAGGTGTTCGACGTGTCTTACGAGTCGGCGCTGCGTCAGGCCGGCTACAAGGTGACCGTCGTGCCCAACCAGGGCAAGGGCGCTGCCAAGGCGCGCATTGAAGCGGCGCGGCGCCTGTTCCCGTCCATCTGGTTCAACGAGACGACGACGCAGCCCGGCATTGACGCGTTGGGTTGGTATCACGAAAAACGCGACGAGGAACGGGGCATTGGCCTCGGCCCCGAGCACGACTGGGCGTCGCATGGCAGCGATGCCTTTGGGTTGATGTGCGTGGCTTACGAGCCGCCCAAAGAGAAGCGCCCGTTGCCCCGACCGAACATAGGCATCCGATGAGCATTGCGATCCACAACCGGCTGAAAGAGCTAGAGCAGCGCCTGGACGAGCAGCGCCAGCACAACGTCGAGATGGATGCGCGCATTGCCGAACTGGTCGCGCGTGTGGCGCTGCTGGAGGCTGCCCAGCGCGTCCGCAAGGCACCGCAGGCTGCGTAATGGCTCAGGACTTCGATCGCCTGCTGAACGCCATCGACGCGGCCGAGAGCGCGTCCTATGGCAGCGACAGCGAGGGCGAGCTTTCCGCGCAGCGTTCGCGCGCCATCTCGCGTTACCTGGGCGACTCGTCGCTCTATCCTGCGCCCGAGGGCACGTCGGCCGTCGTCTCGCGCGACACGTTCGATACGATCAACTGGATTATCCCGAGCCTGACGCGCATCTTCACGTCGAGCGAGGACATTTGCGTATTCGAGCCGTCCGAGCCGGGCGACGAGCAGCAAGCCGACCAAGAGTCCGCGTACACGTCGTACGTCATCCAGCGCCTTAATCCGTGGTTCCAGATTACGCACGACTGGTTTATGGACGCCTTGATGACCAAGAACGCCTATGCAATGGCGTACTGGGACACGTCCAAGCAAGTCGAGAAGGAGAAGTACGAGCGGCAGTCGCCCGAGTCGCTTGCGAAACTGCTGGAAGATCCGACGCTTGAACTGATCCAGTCGGACGAGTATCCCGACCCCGACTACGTCGAGCCGCCGCCGCAGCAGGTTATCGACCCGATGACGGGGCAGCCGGTCATGGTGCCGCCTCCCCCGCCGCCGATGGTGTACGACGTGGTGGTTCGCAAGACGCGGCAAGAGGGCTACGTCAAGATTTGCGTGCTGCCGCCCGAGCGCGTCAAGGTCGGGCACCGCACGTCGTCGTTCCAACTGGCCGACTGCGACTACTTTGAGTATTGGGAGATGCGGACCATCTCCTACCTGCGCGCGATGGGCCTGGACGTGCCCGACGAGATCGCGGACGACGGCGGCGAGACGGACACCGAAGAGGACGAGGCGCGCGACCAGTTCGGCGAGGACGTGGCCGACGGTGAGGACATCTCGCAAGTCGACCCGGCGATGCGCCGCGTCAAGGTGCGGATGGTGTGGATTCGCCACGACACGGACGAGGACGGCATCGCCGAGCTTCAGTACGTGATGGTCGTTGGCCGCACGGTGCTGTACCACGAGGAATGCAACCGCATCCCCGTGTCGTGCATCGTGCCCGCCCCGATGCCGCACCGGCACGTCGGCATCAGCGTGGACGACATGGTCTCCGATATTCAGGAGATCAAGACGATGATGCTCAGGCAGGGCATCAACAATCTGTTCCTCGCCAACAACCCGCGCACGATCGTTAACGGCAACATCAACCTCGACGACATGCTGACCTCGGTGCCGGGCGGCATCGTGCGCTCGGACGGCAACGGGGACGTGCGGGCTGATGCGCTGCCGCTAGTGACGCCGAACATTTTCCCGCAGGCGATGCAGGGTTTGGAGTACATGGACTCCATCCGGCAGAACCGTGCCGGCGTGAATTCGTACTTCACGGGCGTCGATCAGAACGCGCTGAACCGCACCGCCTCGGGCGTGGCGCAGCTTACGTCGTCGGCGGCGCAGCGTGTGGAGCAGATTGCACGGGTGTTCGCTGCGGGCGTCGAAGAACTGTTCAGCATCGTCCACGAAACGATTCTGAAGCACGGCCACAAGCAGGCGGTGGTGCGCCTGCGCGGCCAGTGGGCGGTCGTTGACCCGCGCACGTGGAAAACGCGGCGTGACCTACGCATCAATGTGGGCATGGGCACGGGCAACCGCGAGCAGCTCATGGCGCACCTCCAGATGGTGCTTGGGATGCAGTTGCAGACGCTGCCGCTAAACGTCACGACGCCCAAGCACGTCGCCAACACGCTGCAAGAGATCGAGAAGGCGGCGGGCTTCGGGTCGGCGAACAAGTTCTTCGTGCCGGCCGAGCAAGTGCAGCCGCCGCCGCCGCCGCCGCCCGACCCGAAGCTCATCGAGCTTCAGCAGAAGCCGCAGATCGAGGGGGCGAAGCTGCAAGCCGACGAGCGCATCGAACAGATGCGTTTGCAGACGCAGCAAGCGATCGAGGCGGCGCGGCTGGATATGCAGAAGTACATGGCCGACTTGGACGCGCAGGTAAAGCTGTACGTGCAGCAGGCCGGCGCAGCGGCGCAAGAGCAGTCGCAAACTCGCCAGTTGGAGTACGACGCTTACAAGACAAGCGCCGAGCAGTCGAAGGTGCAGGAAGGCGCCGACAAAGTGGACGGGCTTGCGTCGGCAACGCAGGAAATCATGGCGAACCTGCAAATGATGGCGCAGCGCGTCGAAGAACGGTTCGCCGAGGTCACCGGCACGCTGAATGCGCCGCGTGAAGTGGTGCGCGAGGGCGGCAAAGTTGTAGGCGTGCGGGTTAACGGTGTCGTGCGCCCAGTGGCGCGGGACAAGCAGGGCAACATCGTAGGACTTCAATGATGGAAAACAATCTTCCGATCGTCGACACCTTCGGCGGTGGTCTTATCGCGCGCCCGACGCTGTCCGAGTGCGTGGACATCGGGATGCAATACCGCGTCGAATGCATCGGCCCGGACGGTCAGCAGAAGTGGGTCGAGGACTTCCATAACTTGGTCGTTACGGTCGGCCGAAACTTCGTGCTGGACACGGTGTTTCGCGGGTCGGCGTACAACGCGTCGTTCTTCTTCGGCCTCATCAGCTCGGTGAGCTACTCGGCCATCGCTGCGGGCGACACGATGGCCTCACACGCTGGCTGGACCGAAGCGGGTCCGACCAACGCGCCGAATTACTCGCAAAGCACGCGCCCCGCAGCGACTTTCGGAAACGCGGCGTCGGCGGGCTCGATCACGAACAGCGCGGTGTCGGCGTTCTCAATCACCGCGACCGGCACGGTGAAGGGTGCGTTCTTGACGACCAACAGCACCAAAGACGGCACGACCGGCACGCTGATCAACGCGGGGCTGTTCACGCAAGGCGACCGGGCAGTGGCCAACGGCGACACGATCAACGTCTCGGGCACTTGGACGATCTAAACCATGGACCTCACCCCCACCCAGCGCGCGACGCTCAAGACCGCGATCCAGGCCGAGCCGTCGCTTGCGACCGCGCTCGCGCAGGGCAACGATGTGGCGGTCGCGACCTGGTGCAATACGCCGAGCCCGTTCGTCGTCTGGCGCACGCGCGTCGAGGTGGACGAGATCATGGGCAACGGCTTTGTCTGGACTGAGATCGACAACCTCACGTCCGGCAAGGCTCGGATCTGGCAGTGGATGTCGCAGCTCGGCGCGATCAACCCGTCCCGGCAGAACGTGCGCCAGGGCTTGCGCGACTGCTTCGAGGCGGCCGCGCCGGGCACCTACGGCGATCGCGTGGCGGGGACCGGCGGCTTGCAGCCGCACCTGCGGCGCGCCGCGACGAACGCCGAGCGCGTGCTTGCGACCGGCACCGGCACGACCGCGCAGCCGGGCCTGATGACCGTCGAGGGCACGGTGTCGCTCGGCGACGTGTCGCAGATCCTGAGGGGCTGAGATGGCGGGTGAAGCGCAGCGCGTCTACGGCACGCAGATCACGCTCGAAGCGAACGGCGCGTCGATCGCGAACAACGCGATTGGGCAAGCCGACGACGCAAACGTCGACCTGTCCGACGACACGCCCGCCGACTCGTTCGACGGCGAGTTCGCGCTGACCGTGAACTACTCGGTCGCGCCGACGGCCGGCACGTCGATCTCGCTCATCCTGCGCCCGCTCGACATTGACGGCACGACGGACGCGCCCGCACCGACGGCGACGTACCTCAACGAGTTCTTCGGGTCGTTCTTGCCGAATGCGGCGACCGGCTCGCAAACGCTGCGGTGCTTCGCGACCGACGTGCCGCGCGAGTTCGCGGCGTACCTGTACAACAACGCAACCGGCCAGACGATCCCGGCGGCGTGGGTGCTGAAGTTCACGCCGGTGACGTACAAACCGGCGGCGTGACGGGGTAGGGCGTGGGGTTCTTCCTGTCGAGGAAGTGGAAGCGGCAGCCGCAGGG